CTCTATGCGACGACGACCAGCGACACGCTGGTGCCTGTCCCCGACTTTGTGCTGTACCAAGATCAGGCGATGGAGTTGGACATTCTGTCCGACCGCATTGATGGCTTGGTCAAGGCGCTACGGGTGCGCGGTGTCTATGACGCCAGCCAGCCCGCTTTGCAACGCTTGCTGACGGAGGGCGACAACAATGCGCTTATTCCAGTTGATAAGTGGATGGCTTTCAGCGAGAAGGGCGGACTTAAAGGCAGCATTGACCTCCTCCCGCTTGACACGCTCGCAAATGCGCTACTCCAGTGCTATAGAGCTAGAGAGGACATTAAGAGCCAAATCTACGAAATCACGGGCATCTCGGACATCATCCGTGGTGCGTCCTACGCCAGCGAAACCGCGACCGCGCAGCAAATCAAAGGGCAATACGCAGGGCTAAGACTGCGCTCCATGCAGGAGGACGTAGCCCTCTTTGCCTCTGAGCTGATTAGGTTTAAGGCGCAGATCATGTGCGCCAAGTTCCAGCCGCAGACGCTGCTTTCGTATTCTGCCGCACAGCAAATGTCGCCAGTAGATCAACAGATGATCCCGCAGGCGCTGCAACTCCTGCAGGATCGCCCGCTGCGTAACTTCCGTGTGGAAGTGGCCGCCGACAGCCTCGTACAGGTAGACGAGCAGCAGATGAAGGCTGACCGCCTGCAGTTCATTCAAGCGTTTGGTGGTTTCCTGCAGCAGGCGCTCCCGGTCGGTCAGTCCTCGCCGCCGATGGTGCCGGTGATGATGGAACTTCTGAAGTTTGGCGTGCAGGCGTTTAAGTCCTCGCGTCCGATTGAAGGCCAGATTGATCAGGCGCTGGAGCAACTGAAGCAACAGGTCGCAGAGCCGCGTCCAAACCCTGAAGCGGAAGCCGCGCAGGCGCAGATGCAGGCCGAGCAGCAACGAGCGCAGGCTGAGATGCAAATGGAACAGCAGAAAGCGCAAATTGAACTGCAGATTAAAGCGCAGGAAATGCAGCAGAAAGAACAACTGGAGCGGTTCAAGGCCGAACTGGACGCTGCGACGAAGATTATGGTGGCCCGCATTGCCGCTAACCCCGGCATGGATGTGCCGATGCTTGAGCAGCAGCAGGCTGTGACCGAGCGCGTGGCGCAGGATGTAGGCACGTCCGTGCAGGCAACGATGCAGCAGCTTGTCGGCTTGTATCAGAACTTAATGGACACGCAGACGCAGAACATGGCGGGCATCCGCGCAGCCCTCGCGCAGCTTGCCGCGCCGAAGCGCATTGTGCGTGGCCCCGATGGTCGTGCGGCAGGCGTGGAAATCGCCCCGCCCGTTCAAATGGCGCAACCTCCGATGACGAGACAGTAAAACGTGGCATTGGTTTTACAGGATCGCGTTAAAGAAACGACGACTACGGTTGGCACCGGGACGTTCACCTTAAACGGTACGTCCACCGGGTTTGTGCCGTTTTCTGTCATCGGTAATGGCAACGAAACCTATTACACGGCGGTGGATAACACCACAGGCGCGTGGGAAGTTGGCATCGGCACCTACAACACGGGAACGCTCACCCGCGATACCGTATTGGCCTCCAGCGATGGCGGCACAAAGGTTGGATTTGCAGCAGGTAGCAAGGACGTATTCGTAGCGTATCCAGCTGAAAAGGCCGTAACGCTGGATACCCCGCAAACGCTAACGGGCAAAACTCTTGTCAGCGCAAACCTCGGTACGCCCGTTGCCGCGATCCTGACAAACGCCACGGGACTGCCACTTACTACAGGCGTCACGGGGACATTACCTGTTGGCAATGGCGGTACAGGCGCGACGACCTTAACGGGATACGTTAAAGCCTCTAGCACGGCAGCGTTCACGGCGGTCTCCACCATTCCCAGCACGGATATTTCGGGCCTCGGCACGATGTCCACGCAAAACGCCAACAATGTCGCTATCACAGGCGGCAGCGTCAATGGCACAACGGTGGGCGCAACGACCCCCGCCTCGGGTGCATTCACGACGCTGGTGGCCTCTGGCGCATCGGTAACATCTATCAATGCGGGCGTGGCTCTGCTGACCTCTGCCACGGTCACGACGCTTAATGCAACGGGCGCAAGTATTGCCTCGGCCAACATCGGCAATTTGCAGTTTACGGCAGCGTCCATTGCGTCTATTAACGCAGGCGTTGCGGTAATCACTAACCTGTCAGCAACGAGCGCCTCCATCGCGTCTATGAACGCAAGCGTGGCGTTGCTTACTACGGCCACGGTGACAAACCTGACGGCCACAGGCGCATCCATCGCGTCCGCAAACATCGGCAACCTTCAGTTCACGGCGGCCTCTATCGCCAGCATCAACGCGGGCGTAGCGGTAATTACCAATCTGACGGCGACCGGGGCATCTATTGCCTCTGCAAACGTGGGAACTGCCGTCATTACAGCGGCAACTGTCACGGGCGCGTCTATTGCCTCCGCAAACATCGGAACAGCGGTCATCACCGCAGCGACGGTTACTGGCGCTTCCATTGCGTCGGCAAACGCGGGAACGGCTGTTATCACGGCCTTGACGGTTACAGGCGCATCAGTCGCTTCCGCTAACTTTGGCAATGTCGTCACGACCACAGAGCGCGTGACTAACCTATCCGTGACCAATGCCTCGGTCGCCTCCATCAACGCAGCGGTCGCGCTGATCACGACGGGAACAGTCACCGCGCTGACGGCTACGGGAGCCTCTGTCGCCTCGGCTAACGTCGGCACGGCGGTGGTCACGGGTCTGACGGTCACCAACGCATCCATCGCCTCGCTGAACGCAGGGACGGCGACGGTGACGACCGGCAACCTCACCTTCTCGTCCACCGCCCAGCGCATCACGGGCGATATGTCCAATGCGACGTTGGCGAATCGGTTGCTATTTCAAAACAGCGTTACGAACGGAAATACAAACGTCGCGGCAATTCCCAACGGCACAGGAACTGTTTCGGTTTTTAGAGGGTATGGTGCTTCCGATCCAACAAACGCAAACGCAATCTCTATAGCGCAAATCGGTACAACCGAAGCCCGAATCAGTTCTGAGATTTTTGGCACGGCATCCTACCTGCCCATGACCTTCTACACAGGCGGCAGCGAGAGACTCAGGCTGGATACGTCGGGGAATCTCGGGATTGGTACTGCGTCGCCTGTCGCGGGATACCGCCTAAACGTAGTCAATGACTCTGGCAACTCGCAGCAGTTGATTCGCGCTGGCACTAACTTCAACAGCACCATTGCGTTCGGCGATCAAGACAGCAGTACGTCGGGGCAACTGATTTACGCGCATAACGGCGATTACATGGCGTTTAATACCAACGCCGCCGAGCGTATGCGTATTACCGCCGCAGGTAATATCGTCGCAGGCGCATCCGCAGCCCTCGCCACAACCGCTACGGACGGCTTTTTGTACGTCCCGACCTGTGCAGGTACGCCGACGGGGACGCCGACTGCTATCACGGGCATGGCACCGATTGTCGTCAACACCACCAACAACAAACTCTATTTCTACAGCGGAGGCGCTTGGCGTGACGCTGGGCCGTAATACATGGAAATCACACTCAAACTTACCGTTGAAGAAGTCAACGCCATCCTGCAAACCCTCGGGCAACTCCCGACAAGCAGCGGCGCGTGGCCCTTGGTCGTTAAGATCAAGGAGCAATCCGAATTACAGTTGAAGGAGCAGAACAATGGCTGACTGGAAAATTGAAAGCATGGTCGTGAAGCCGGTAGACGGCTCGCACACGGATGTTGTTGTCACGGCGGCATGGCGCTGCACGGCGATAGATGGCGACCACTCTGCCAGCAACTACGGCAGCATGGGCTTCGCCTCACCGAGCGGCGACTTCATCGCGTATGCAGATCTCACCGAAGCGGATGTGCTGGGGTGGGTCTGGGCGAACGGCGTGGACAAGGATGAGGTTGAAGCGAACGTGGCGCGGGAACTGGATGCACAGGTGAACCCGCCGACTGTTGCCAAGCCGTTGCCGTGGGTTAATGCTGCCTAATGTTTGCACTTGCTCCATTTTGCGTATTGCCATTTGCCGATGCGGGGACGGTTATCACGCCGCCCACCCCCATCGTCATTACGGATATGCACGATGGCGGCAAGAATACGCATCGGAAACGCCCCGAACCAAAGTATGACGAGTACGAAAAACTCCGTCAGGCGCGGCGTAAAGAAGTTATTGCGGTTTACGAGGAATTGGTTGAGGGCCGCCCGCGCATTATTGCGGAGATTGTGGCCCCGTTTGTGGAGGAGGAGGCCGCAGGCATTCCGATTCCGCCAGTCAACGCCATTGATTTTGATGCATTGCTTGCGGACGTAACGCGCATTGAGGCGCTGTACCGCGAGCTGCAGGAAAAGGACGACGAGGAAGTATTGTTACTTTTATGAAACGCACCTACGTTTACATGGATGGCGAGTTTGTAGAGCGTAAAAAAAACGCCAAAGGTCGCTATCACTACGTCCAGCCCGACATTCAGCCCTACAAGAGCATGATTGATGGCAAGATGATTACCTCGCGCTCCGAACACCGCCGTCACCTCAAGGCCAACAACTGCATTGAGGTCGGCAACGACGATCCCGCCCGCCATATTAAGCCCGAACGCCAAACCAACGAGCGTTTAGAGCGGCTGAAGTGGGAGGTCAACAAGCGCATGACGAACGAGCAGGCCGACCGCGTGCTGCGTCAGTTGCGCCAAGAGTTTAATTTCACCAATCCCCACAGGAGAGGCTAATGACCGACCAAACTGTTGACACCCCAGAGGTTGATACCACCGATCGCCGGGCTATTCTGGAGCAGGGTTTTGACGCCGTAGAGAACAACGAGCCTGCCGACGCTGACCGTGACGCGCAGGGGCGTTTTGCTAAGGCAGAACCCGAGGAAGAAGCGCCAGAACCTGCCGAAGAACCCGTTTGGAAGCGGCCACCGCTCTCTTGGAAGAAGGATTATCACGAAGTCTGGCAGAAAGCCGACCCCCGGCTGCAGGAGTACGCCTACCAGCGCGAGGAGCAGATGCGCCGGGGCGTGGAACCGCTGCTGCAGGCCAAGCAGTTTGCCGACGCCATCAACGAGGCGATCAATCCGTACATCAGCACGCTAAACGGCCTTGGACTTAAGCCCGAACAGGCCATTGCCGCGCTGATGAAGGCCGATCACACGCTGCGAACGAGCGATCCGCAGACCCGCCAGCAGTATTTCATGCAGTTGGCAAACGAATACGGCATCAATTTAGGCGGTATGCCGCAAACCGGCGCACCGACCGCTGACCCCACCATTTTTGCCCTCAAAAACGAGCTGGCAAACGTGCGTGGCGAGGTCATGACTTGGAAACAGCAGCAAGAGCAAGCCGAACAGGCCGTGCTGCTGAACGAAATTGAGGATTTTGCCCAGAAGGCCGAGCATTTTGAGGAAGTACGCCCCGAAATGATCAAGCTCCTCCAAGGCGGTAGCGCCGAAACATTGGAGGAAGCGTATGATAAGGCCGTTTATGGAAATAAAGATTTGCGGGAACGCATTTTGTCGGCCCAACAGGCTAAACAAAACGCACAAGTTTCCGCAGAGAAAAACCGAGCAGCGAAAGCCGCTCGGGCCGCTGCTGTGAGTGTCAGAAGCGCCACACCCGGTGCTAACACGGCTCCTAAAGCGAATGACCGCCGGACTTTGCTTGAGCAAGCATTTGAAGAAGCAAACGCCCGGTTATAACTAACTGATATAGGAGACTTAAAATGGCTTTTGCCAACTCTAGTATCAGCGACATCATCGCTACTACCATCCAGAGCCGTAGCGGTGAGCTCGCTGACAACGTGACCAACAACAATGCGTTGTTGCGTCGTCTTAAGGAGCGTGGGAACGTCAAGACGTTCTCGGGCGGTAACGTGATTTTGCAGGAAATCATGTACACCGATCCGACCACGAACAACACGAACAGCTACTCGGGTTACGAGGTGCTGAACGTCGGTCAGAACAGCCCGATTAGCTCGGCGCAGTTCAGCATCACGCAGTACGCTAGCGCGGTGACCATCTCGGGTCTGGAGATGATCCAGAACACGGGCAAGGAGGCCATCATTGACCTTCTTGACGGTCGTATGGAAGTTGCGGAAGCGCAGCTCGCCAACCGCATCAGCGGCGACCTGTACGGTGACGGCACCGGCAACGCGGGCAAGAACCTCACGGGCCTTGCAGCGGCTGTGCCGGATGACCCGACCACGGGAACCTACGGCGGCATCAACCGCGCCGTGTGGACGTTCTGGCAGTCCAAGAAATATAGTGGTTTGACCGATGGCCTCGCGGCTGTCTCGGCCACGAACATTCAGGGCTACATGGACGCGCTCGCGGTTCAGCTGATTCGTGGCACCGACAAGCCTGACCTCATCGTTGCGGACAACAACTACTACAAGTTGTATCTGCAGTCGCTGCAGGCCATCCAGCGTATTACCGATGCTGGCTCGGGCATGGCGGGCGCGGGCTTTGCCTCCCTCAAGTATTACGGCGCAGGCATGGCCTCCGACGTGGTGCTGGACGGTGGTATCGGCTCGTCCACCTACAACAGCGGTTCGGGCAACGCAAACCATATGTGGTTCCTGAACACCAAGTACCTGATGTTCCGTCCGCACAAGGATCGCAACTTTGTGCCAATTGGCGGTGAGCGTCAGGCCGTAAACCAAGACGCCATTGTGAAGCTGATTGGCTGGGCAGGTAACTTGACCTGCTCGGGCAGCCAGTTCCAAGGCGTGTTGATTGCTTAAGGGAGTACGCGAAAATGACTGTTTCAACTTCTAATGTCATTGGCGTGGCGCTCGGCTATACCGACAGTTCGCCGTCATTCAACCTTGGCACCACCGTCAACCTTGACGATGGCGGTCAGGCGGTCTATGTGCAGGCGGCGTCCACGGTTGCTACCTACATGGCGGTGTCCGTGTTGGTAAATAACACCGTTGTCCCGCTGACCACGACCAACTCGGCAAGCAGCAAGGCGGTCGGCTTTGCTCAGACCTCCATTGCCTCGGCCTATTACGGCTGGGTGCAGTTGGGCGGTAAGCCGCGTGTCAACGTGCTGATCGGGTGTCAGCCCAATGTTCCGCTCTTTACCACCGCAACGGCTGGCTCGCTTGACGATGCCACCGTGACGGCGGGTTTGGTGGCGGGCCTTGTGGCAACCACCTCGGCGGCCTCGGCCTCGGCCCCGACCTGCATTGCGGGTTATGTTCACGTCCTGACGGGCCTGAACGCCTAATGCAGCCTCTGGAGATCACGGTACAGGCGGCAGGGACGGAGGAGGAACT